ACCCTTGTAGTTATGTGTCCCCGGTACCCGCAGTACCCGTGCAGCGTCGGCGGTAACGGCTTCGTCGGCCTTAAACCCCTGCGCCTTAGCAAGCGCCTTGAGCTTCTCAGCCACAGGCACCCACGTCATGAAATCCACCGGCGCAGTCAGCGGCCAGTACACGTGCACACCGTAGCCTGAGTTGACTAGGAACGGCTTAGGCAGCCTATTGGTCTTTACAAACTCCTTGAGCGCCAAGATGGCGGCGTGCTGGTCAGGGAAGTCTTTGGGCTTGCCAGTCTTTAGGTTAACACCACAGTCGAGGTCCATGAAGAACGCCCGCATCTGCTTGACGTTATCGGCTTCGCGAGAACCAGCCTCTTCAAAAGTACCAAGGGCGTAGTAAGCATCGAAGCCATTCTCATCAAAGTTGACGGCAGCGTGCTCAAGCTGCTCGATGGTGTCATAGAATTTCTGAATGCGCCGGCCATCACTAAGCGCAAGAACGCAGTAGGAGCCTGCAGTTCCAAGGACGGCCTGCAAAAACTTAGTTGTATCCATTACCGCCACTCTACCTGTTGGGATACCGCGATGGGGTGAGATTATTTTTATCCCCCATCGCGGCAAGCCTGTTAAGGATTACTCGTCGTCCCACTCTGCTACAAGGGCCGAGATATTCGCCTTGGGCTCAGCGCTGACGGTAGTGGCCTTCTTGGCCTCGACCTTCTTAGGTTCTTCTACTGCGTCACCCTCGTCAATTTCAATCTTGTCCTTGGCGGGGTTGAAAGCCTTGGTCCCAGCAGGTGAGTCCTTCTTCTTGCCGCCATCGGTCTGTGCAACGGTCAGCGTGATGGCCTTGGTGGCATCTTCACTATCCTTGGCGGTGACAGCAACCTGCAGTTCTTCTTCCGTCAACGAACGCACAGGTTTGAAAAACAACTTCGGGGTTTCCGAGTTTTCGTCCAGCGTCATCTGGGTCATGACCGCAATGATCGGCGTGTTGTGCGCGTCAAGGAACTTGGCATATGCCTGCATGGGCATCTTGCCATTCTTGCCGTCACCAAACAGCGACGTGGCAGGAAGCTGGAGCTGATAAACCTCGTCCGGTTTGCCTTCGAGCGTGATGGCCAGACGCTGGTTATAGCGGCATGCACGGCTGTCGCCCTGCCCCGAGCCCTTGACGTTCATCGGGCAGTCAGCGCAACGCGAAGCCTTCTTCTGCTCTGCAGGGACTTCTGCCGCAGGGGTGCGGGTATCCGTGGACCAGCAGGTCGGTCCCGAGGTGTTGTTCGGGTCGTAGGCGCCCTCGTAGTAGGTGCGTGAGATCGCAGCGGCGTTAACCACCACGATGTTCAGGTGGTCTTCCTTGGACACGGAGACCTGCTCACCGTCGACGAAAAGGCGGAACTTGTTGCCCTTGATCGAGATGCGCTTGCCACCGCCACCACTGCCGCCCGCGAGGGTCTTGTTCATATCACGCAGCGACTTAAAGAGCTCGCTGTTAACCAGCGGATTGCTGCCGCCGAATAGGGTCATTTCACTCATGTCGTTCTCCTTAGTTATCGTTGTCGAAGTTCATTTCCAACTGCACCGGTTCTTTTGGTGCGTTGACTAGGGCGTCTGCCACTTCGGGCAGATTGAACCGGTAGGTGTTGCCCACCTTGAGGTAGGTGTGCTTCGGGATGGTGCCGTTACGCAGCCATGTACGTACAGTCGCAACTGATACGACGAAGTACTTTGCGACGTCTTCAATGGTGGCGAAAGGTGTATCGGCCATTATTTTTTCCTTATCGTTATGGCGTACTCGCTGTCGGAGTTCAGGCCGGGCGGTAGCACGTCAGGGTTTTCTTCAAGGAACTGCTTCACCACGGTCTGGTTGAGGCGCTTCTCGTAAAACTGTGGGACTTCGTTTTCCAAGATGAACCTGTTCATCGAGTCCCAATCGTTGGTCCAATAGCGCGTCTTCATCGTGCGGTAGAACGTCCCCGCTGGGGTGCGAACGCTGTCGATACCCTGCGTCTTGCAGTAGTCGAGTAGCTCCGACTTGATCGTGTTGAGCTGCATCTCCAGAACCTCATCCTTCTGCTCGAACTCAGCCTTGAGCTCTGCCCGCTTGTCACGGATTTTGATGTAGGTCTTGGTCAGCATCTCGGGGGTAAGGGCGGTATCGCCCACAGTTTCGACGGTCATAGTGGTTCTCCTGCACTACTAGAGGTTTATATCTAATGCTATCCGATGCACTAGTCAAGCAATTCTTTATAAAGATCGACGACCTTTGTGTGCACGTCAATCTTCTCGTCCAGCATCTTATAGACCCGACGCTCCACGCCAGAGCCCTGCAGCTGAACCACGGTACACTTGTTGGCTTGCCCCTTACGGTGCACCCGCGCATTAGCCTGTGCATAGGTCTCGAGCGACGATGTCGGTGCCCACCACACAACTGTATTTGCCGCTGTAAGCGTAACGCCGTGCGCCGCGGCCTGTGGCTGGATGACTAGCACCTTGGGGTCGGGCTGGGTTTGGAACTGCTTAAAGATTTCAGTCCGGTCTCCAGCCTTTACGTCGCCGTTGATGACAGCGTTGGTGATACCATCCTTGGTAAGCTGCGCGGTCAGCATCGCGATGACGTGCTTGAAGGGCACAAAGATAAGTACCTTGTGAGTGCTTTCGGCGATGACCTCCTTGAGGACATTGTAGCGGTTGTTGATGTCGAACTGCACGGTGTCGCCGGATTCAGTATAGCTTGCGCCCGCCGAAATCTGCAGCAGCTTGTTCATCATCACTGCAGCGTTCACCGCCGTGATTTGCGTGCCGGCCACTTCCATAACCATTTGGGTCTTGAGGCGGTTGTAGTAGAGTTCTTGCTGCTTGGTCAGCGCCACATCCCGCTTGACGTAGACCATGTCCGGTAGGTCGAGGCATTCTTCTTTGGTGAACCGGATCGCAGGTTGTAGAACGCGGTGCACGCTGCGTTCAGAATGCTCTTTAGGCTTCCAGCGATATTGCGAGACCTTGTACATCACCATGTCCTTCCAAGCGTTGAAGAACTTAGGCACACCGGCAGGGTTGACCAGCTTTGCCAAGCCGAAAGCGTCCTCGGGCCCCTGCGCTGCCGGCGTACCGGTCATCATCCACAGCCACGTCTCGGGCTTCACCAGCGAGTTCAACACCTTCCAGCGCTTGCTCTGCGCGTTCTTGTAGTGGCTCGCCTCGTCCACAATAATCAGGTCGTAGCCCGCTGCGGCGATGTCTTCTTTGACGATCTCGACGCCATCATAGTTGATGATAAGGAAGTCGGGCTTTCCAGCGATGATCTTCTTGCGTTTAGCCGAGGTGCCGTAGGCGATATCGACAGTCCGGTGCATAGCAAACGTAAACAGGTCCGCACGCCACGCGCTGTCCATGATCGAGAGTGGGCATATCACCAAGACGCGTTTGATGATGCCCTGCTTCATGAGAAAGTCCGCGGCCCAGATCGCGCTGGCTGTTTTCCCAGTCCCCGCCTCGTTGAAGCAGAACGCCTTGGGGTTCATGGTAAGGAAGGATGCCGTCGTGCGCTGGTGCGACATCGGAGCAAACTTGCCCGTCCAGCTATACCGACCTTCAATCGGCGACGGCACCTTGATGTTCAACCCACGTAGAGTGTGCATCTCCTGCACGCCCCAGTTAACAACGACCTCGTGTTCGCTTACGGCCCTGCTTTTTGGGATGATCGTAGTGACTTGTTTTGGATTGCGCAGCTTGAGAAGCAGCGCCTTATTGTCGATGATCTGCATATTGTTCTCCGAGACGTTAGGGTTTTCCCTAACTTTTTTTCTCACCGGGCTTATGGCCGTTCCGGCTACGGTTCTTTGCGGGGCTCTCTAATTTGTAGCCGTCAGCGTTGCTGCCCCCCTTGGCTAACGCCTTCTTGTGGCTCACATCCTTGCCAGTGCGATCCACGCCCTTCTTGTCTAGCGCCCGACGTGCACGCTGCCGCTCCATGCGGTCTGGGTGCTCTCCGCGCGCCTTCTGCTTTTCGTATTCGTCCTTATAGGGTCGCGGCGACTTCGTGTATGGCATGGCGATTACCTTCCGTTATGGGGGCATTCTACCACAGGACAGTACTTTCGGCATAGCCCTGATGGTCTAGGATTCCACACGTTTGTTTCGTGCGCCTTTTCTAAAGCCGCGTATTTCATAACCCACGGCTTCCATAGTACACTCTCGTCGGTCACAGCGTAGTCTTGCTTCACGATGTCGTTAGCGATGGTGAAGAGCAATGCGCCCTTCACCTTCTGAACCTGCGGAAAGTGTTTGAACACCGACAGTGCCATCAGTTGCAGTTGCCCAACATCGGCATACTTCGCATTCTTACCGGTCTTGTAGTCCACGACACGGGCCTTATCGCCGTCAATAATCAGCAGGTCCACGATACCGCGGAACCACACGTTCTTATCAAAGAAGCCGCAGGTCTCAAGATCAGCGGTTAGGCCCATCTTGAGTTCGCAGTGCTTCTCCCCCGGCATAGCCGCAAGCCGCTCCATGGTGCCATTCATAAACGAGAACTGCGGGGGTAGTGGCTTGTCGTCGCGGATATACTCTTCGCATGCCTTGTGAAAGTCGGTGCCATAGCGGGTCGCTTCGGTCTCTTGGAACGGGAACTGCTTAAGGACGTTCACGTGGTAATACTGCTTCGGACACGTCTCAAACGCCTTCATCCGACTAAAGGACCACGCACCTGCGCTGCTCATTTGGTTTGGCTTTCGGCGTTAAACACGTCACGCGTAAGGCGCTTCATACGCTTTGTCCTAAAAAACCCGATGTGTTTCGGGTTTCGAACCATATACAGCCTAGCGAACAGGGCTATAAAGTCGTTCGATATTTTGTAGTCGTTCCCGCTTGTCACGATGCTGGTCTCCCAACGCACCCTGTTAGCTATGAGCCACCCGCTCAAATTCTTGTGCCCCCTGCGTAGTGCTTCGACGGTAAACCGTTCAAACAACGTAAAGAACTCAGGGTTAGCTTTGTGCCACACAACCCACGCACGCCCCAACGCGCTCTCACGCATAACGGCGTAAAATTCTTCCTCGGTGCAGGTGATCTCTACTGCCGTCATTCTGTCTCTCCATAATTCTTGCCAATTCCCGCTTCACAGTCGACGGGCAGGCCTTCGGCCCAAGCAGGAACCCAGCGCATACACTCTTCGACGTAGGACTTGCAGGTTTCGGCTTCATCGTCAGGCACACAGCATACGATACTGTCATGCACAGTCAACACTACACGGTATTTCTTACCGATTCGCAGCATTTGCTCGCCGATGATAAGTCTAGCGAGTGCTTGCGTGACGTTCTCGACCACCTTCCCGCCGTATATACGGGTGCGGCCCATGCGAGTCTTGTAAGAATACTCGGTGCCGCCCTTCTCGTTCTCAGCCTCTTCCAGTTCGTCATAGCGGATCAGCAGCCCATTGGGCAGCTTGATACCGGGGGCATAGGTATCCACACCTAGAACTCCGTCCTTGCCAAAAGGCATGCG